TCAATGTCCGGTGTCGAGCACGACCTGGTCGTCGCCACGCTCGACGATCACCGTCGCCCTGGGGTTGATCGGCTCGGGTGCCGGACGCAGAGGCGGCGGTGCAGGCAGGGGCGCGTCCGGGCTGGCTGGGGTCGGCAGCACCACTGCCGGTGCAGTCACCACGGTCGTCGGCGAGCGTACCCCCGCCATCCAGCTCAACACGGTCTTCAAGCCGTCGCGCCCGAAGATGGCTGCCATTCCCGCCACCAGCCCGAACACCAGCACGCCCGGCCAGCCTGCCAGCGCCAGCGCTGCCTGCCCTGTCACGAGGTGCAGCAGCACACTGACCACCAGCCCGGCTCCCAATGCCAGCCCCCGCCAGAGCCACGGATTCCAGACCACTGGGGGCACGCGGCGTTCGAAGTCGCGCTTGACCGTTGAGACCAGCCCGAAGATCAGCACCCCCAGCGTCACCGGGTCATTCGCCAGCGACAGCAGCCACTGCACGTTCACGCCACTCAGGTCCAGGTCCTGCGCCTGGGCTACCCCGCTCAACACCACCAGCATCATCAGCAATCTGATCATTCCACCCTCACCTGTACCTTTTCGGGGTCCGTGGCGTTGATCACCACAGACTGTGCGCCCGTGATCTGCACCCGGGCGTCAGAGATGTCTTCGAAGTCGCCCCCAAAGCGGCTCAGCACCACCCGGCGGGTGACTGCCGGCGCAGGGGCGGGCGGCGGCACTTTGGGCGGCAGGGCGGGAATCGGCGGCGCGCTGTCTACCTTCGGCGCCGAGCGCAATGCCCCGATCACCTTGCGGTACCGGGCGAGGCGGTCATCCAGGCCGTTTTGTCCGCCGTTGATCTTGCGAGTGATGCTGACCATGTCACCCTGGTCGGCCAGGGCGTTACACCCCGCCTGCTGCCAGAAGGCCCCGCAGACAAGCGCCGAGATCTCGGGCGTCATCATCTGCCCCGGATTGCCCACCAGATCCACGCCGGTCAGCCGGGTGTAGTAGGCGTAGTTGTCGCGTCCGGTGAGCTGCGGCCAGCCCTGACCCCGGTAGAGCCAGCCGTCGTCGCTGCCGGGCCGGTTGCCCATGCGCCCGTTGTAGACCCGGTTGGCCAGGGCGCGCGGGTTGCTCGCAAAAGGCTTGGCTGCCGCCAGAGTGGGAAAGCGGTTCGGCCACACCTGGGTCAGCCGCTGGGCGCTGTAGCTGAGGTTCTCGGCAAGGCAGTTGAAGTTCGATTCATGAGCCCATTGAGCCAAAAACATGCCCACGCGCTCGGGGGTGGCGCTGATGGCGTAGGTATCGAGCACCGGCTGGAGAAGGGCGGCGACCAACACCGGGTCTTTGCAGGCCGGGGCCACCATGCGGACGTGGTCTGGAGCGAGAATTGTCTTCACTTGTCCTCCCTCAACCGCTTCACTTCGTTCTCTGCGGCGTCGGCCCGCGCGATGGCATCTTCAAGCTGCTGGTGGATCGTCGGGCGCGTGGTCAGGCGCCACGCCAGCCAACTGAGGCTGATCTGGAGCAGCAGGAACGACACGGTGGCCGGGTTGCCGGAATAGACGTTGCGGGCGTAGTTCATCATCACGCCCACGGCAACCCCAGCCCAGGCCCAGCGCTGGGCGAGTGGGGCCTGCCGGACGTGCCAGAGCATCCAGCCGATCAGCGTCACCAGCAGCATCCGCATCAAGGCGAGCAGCAGCCCGCTCTCACTGATGTCCAGGGCCGGGACCCAGCGGTCCTGGCCGATGGTCGTGCTGCCGATGTCGGCCATCAGGCTCGGCACGAAGACCGTGAGCAGCCCGGCCACGATCACCAGCAGGATGGGCAGCACGTCGGCCCAGCGCCAGGCGGGGCCGCGCCGCAGCTCGGCGCGCTCGGCTTGCCGCTTAAGACTTGTCGGCTTCGACACCATCACTCGCCTCCTTTTTGGTCACGGCGTAGCGGCCCTGGGCCAGCCCCGCCAGGAAATCCCAGGCCGAGGGACCGACCGAGCCGTAAAACATGGCGAGGGCAATGGCGGCCTTGATCGGCAAGGCCTTGACGCTGTCTTGCATCAAGAGCAGCGCGAGGGCCGCAAGCGACCCGTAGAGCGCGTCCCACAGCATTTCGCCGGTGGTGGTCAGCGGTTTGCCGGCCACGCGCTGGACGCTGCGTTCCCTGCCGACGCGGGCGACGGAGACGAGGAAGGCCATCAGCACTGCCGCGCCGTAGAGGATGAGGTTGCGCAGGCTGAGCAGCTCGGTGAGTTCGGGTGTCATGGGTCATGGCGCCTCCTCGCGCACGCGGTAGGGTTTGTTCGACGCGCTGAGCCACTCCACGTGCCACCAGGGCAGCGCCACGCGGCGCAGCGTCTGACCGGGGCGCAAGGAGTAAGCGCCGGGCGGGTCGTCAGGCAGGTGGCCGCCCAGAGCGGAGGCGAGCCGGACGTAGGCCACACCGTGGGGCGGGCAGTCGGGGCGCAGCTCGATGGTGAGGGTGCGCTGCATGTTGCCTCTCGGGGTGCTGGTCACCAGCACCCGGCACAGGAGCACAGGTGCGGCCGGAGCGGCTGGTGCCTGGGCGAATTGAGCGAGCGCGGCCACCGGAAACAGGCAGGCCGCGCTCCACAGGAAGAGCCGGAGTTTGTGCATGGTCACCTCGTAAGGCGTTCAGGTGGCGTGACCACCGAAGCGGCCACAGCACGTGGGTCCGGAGCCTGAGCGCAATGGGCGTACTCGTGCGCCGCGACGCGGGCGAGCTGCGCCCGGCTCTGCGCGAGGTCCACGTCGACCACGCAGTTGGTGCCCATCCGGAACCAACTGGCATAGCCGAGGACGTTGCCGACCTTGATGCGCCCGAGGCCGCCAGGGCTGGTGGCCCGCCAGGTCACCGGGACGTTGTGGGGGGAGGTCTGCCACTGGGCGTTGTCGCGGGCGGGGGCGACGATTCCGCAGGAAGCCAGCAGCAGAAGCGGCAGGGTCAGAAGAGGGCGCTTCATGCCTTCAGGGTTTCAGGGGGGATGACACCCGGCGAGCATGGAAAGGCCCTCGCCGTGGCGAGGGCTGATGTTTTTGCTGTAGGTGGGGGCCGATACTGTGCCCGGTACTGTGTGGTTAGCAACAAACCCCACGATTCCCTTTGCCGACTTGCTCACTGTTCAAGTGCTCGATGCCTCTCAAGGTTTTACTCTCTAGCTTCGAGCAGCAACAACGGTCGTTCTCCTTTTTTTGCTGAAAACAGAGGGTGGCCACCCAGTTCACTGGTCTGATAGACGACCTGCAAACAGGGTGCGAAGCCCAGGGCGCGCCCGTCATCTGCTGGAACGATAACGAGCATATCTGACGGCCAATTTGATAGCTCAGCGATAAGTTCCTGGACCGTTTTCATGTCTCTCCTCAGAGGGTAACATCTACGTCTGCATCATCCAGTTTTGCGCGGACTAAGCCGCAGGCGTATCTGCAATCCCAAAGCAGTTCCGCGTCACCAGTGTCGCGTTGGGCGCCGCCACGGCATTGAGTTCCGTACCGGCCCCCTCAAGGTCTACGCCCAGGCAGCGCACACTGGTCCCCGTGTTGGCAACCACGCCGTAAATCTTTTTGCCGCGGACACGACCACCCACCAGGGACACGGCAGCCGTGTCCCCTGCTTCGATTTGGGTGTCCCCCGCTTCTACACCGTTGTTTTCAATGTCGCAGTTGAGTAGGCTCACCCGCGACGCCCCACCGGCCCCAACGCCTACCTGTTGATTTTCCTGCACCAGGGCACCGTTGAGTTTCAGGAGCGCTGCACCCAGAGCAGAGACGCCCCGGCCACCATTCCCCCGGAAGGTGCCCGACACCTGAACCTGGCCCTGAGCGGCGAGCAGGCCGTCTCCCGCATTCCCGAAGACCGTGACGCCGCGAACATCGATGCTCCCTGGAACCTCGACATAGACGCCGTGGCCTTTGGCGTTGCTGACCATCACCCCGTCTACCGTGACATCGGCCACGTCGCCAATTAGAGAGATGCCGTGTGTACCAGATGCCTCGCCATCGGCATGTCGTCCTGCACCGTACACCTGCCCACCGCTGAGCGTCACTTGCGTGACCCCATGCGTCTTGTAAACGTCGTCCTTCAGGATGAAGATGCCTGCGGCATAGGTCGTGTCGACGATGTTGCCGGTCAGGTTGATGCGTGCTCCCCCGGCCACGATCATGCCGCGTGAACCCGCGTGCTGAACGGTATTCCCAACAATTGTGATGTCGTGGCAGAGGGGGGCAGCGCTGCCCCCCTGGGCATAGTCCAGGTTCCAGTCGTTCTCGGGCCAGGTCAGGTAGCTGACGACCGGAATTCCGTCATCTCCAGTGAAGCGGACGTTGTTGCCCGTGATGGTGCCGCGAGCGGCACCGTAACAGGAGTGGATGCCGTCCCCCATGCACACGTCGACGTTGCAGTTGGAAATGGTATAGCCGTTCACGCCGATGAGCAGGATTCCCATGCTGGCAACCTGGCTGACCATGCAGCTGTTCACCGCCCAATCCGCGCCGTGTGTAATGAGAATCCCGTGGCCCCCAGGGGTGCGGCGGGAGTCGGAATGATTGGCCGGAGGCGCCGTGCCAATGCCCTGGTGACGCACCATCAGTCCGGCAATAGACCCCCCCTGGAAAGCCAGGTACGCTTCGAACACAGGCCGCTTCGTGTCGGTGCCAATCAGCTTGGCACCGTAACCCACGATGTGGACCGGGCGCTGAGGGCGCTGGAGTTTGACGTGGCCCACCGCCTCTGTCCCAGGCAGCAGGGCAAACTTGCCGCCATGGGCGTTTGCGTAACTGCTCCAGGCATCCAGGGCAGCCTGGTCATTGTCGCCCGCGTCAGGAGTAACACCCCACCATTCCAGGGCCATGACGCCGTCAGGTGACACCTGGCGACGGAGCTTGCGGCCATCCTGACGGAGCACAACGATACCGCCGTCTGCGGGCGTGTCGTCTGCGACCAGATCGAACGTGCCACCGCGCAGGCCCCCAATAATGTGCCGGGGGGCCAGACTGGTGCTGGCAAGGGCCGCGTCAAGATCGGGAGAGTTCAGCGCGCCGAGCTGCTGCTGGGTGGCGGCCTCAAGCTCTGGGCGGCGCACAGGGGCGCCGCCCTCTTCCTTGACTTCCCAGACTTGCCCGGCCTCCTGGCCGCTGACGACGTTATAGAGGCCCGCCGCCGCACCAATGAGGGCGACTTTGAGAGCGGTGCGGCGTCCGATGTTCATAGCAGTCTGGGCATTGTTGCCTTCCTGCTGCTGAGAGAGCTGAGACGCGGTCTGCGCGGTATCGCGCTTGATATCGGCCCATTCCCGTTGCGTTCCCTGCATCGCCTGCTGCGCCGCCTGGGTGGCCGCCGAGCTGACACTGGAGTTCAGGTTGCTGATGGCCGCGCTGGCCTTACCCTCAGCAGCTACAGCCACAGCAGAGGCACCTTCAGCCCGCTCAGCAGCCAACAGCCCCCGCTCTTTGAGCAGCGCCAGGCTGGTCCGCTCTGCTGGCGTGATCACGTCCATCCCACCACTGGCGTCATCGATGTTGCTCAGGTCCCAGATGCCCGGCGCATCGGGCGAGCCCACGGGCAGGCCGGACAGGATGATCGGCGCCACAGTCGCGGAACCTGCCGGGTAGATGCGCAGGGTCACGCGGGCAGGCAGCCGGCCCCCGGCCTCCCGACCTGCAATTTGCAGGGGGCTCTTGCCGTCCAGCGCAGTGAGCTTGGCAAGACGCCCTTGCACGATCACGGCGCGGCCCTGGTCATCCCCGGAAGCGACTACCGGCCCCACGGTGGTGCCGTTGTAGCTGATCTGCACAGTTCCGCCCGTCGCCCCGTCCGGCAACATGACGAGCGTGTCCTGGCTGATGGTAAGTACGGTCATGTTCAAAACCCCTTGAACGCCCCGGAGGGCGCTGTCGCCGGGTTGCGTACCCGTGCGGGAATGAGTGTGATGGTGACGGTGGCGACGCTGCTGTCGTCGTCTACGGGTGCCCAGATCAAAGAGCTGCCCCGCACCTCGTCAGGTGGGCGGTCGCCACGTCGGTACTCGGTGCACCCGGTGACGAACCAGGTCCACCAGTCCAGTTCAGAAGAGAGCAGCTCTTCATAACCCGTGTCCCACAGCCCTGTGAGCTGCACAGGTACAGGGTCTGGCAAGCCATCCGCGAGGTTGTGGATGACCGTGTGTCCCCGCGCTCTAACCAGGTTGCCGCTTGTCGGAGCAGACGCTCCAGCAGGCCGCATGGTGGGGGGGAGATCTCGCCAGCCTACGGCGCTGTTGTAGAGGTAGTAGAGGTCAGCCATAGCCCAGGGCTCCTGTGGTGATCAGCGTGCTGCACTCGCCCCGATTCCAGGTCACCACTGCCGACGCCGCCGGTTGGCCTAGCACCGTCAGCGGCGGAATGTGCCAGCCAGGGACGCGCACCTCGTGACGGGCCTCGGTCACGAAGGGCTTTTCCCACCCTTCGGGCATTTGCACCCCCTCTACGTTCGGCGCCGTGTACTCAATGGCAACCTCCAGGGGCCGGAAGGCAATCGTGAGGCTGCGCCCTGTGTCCTGTTCGATCAGCTCGTAGCGCACCCGGAAGTTGGCGCCCTCACCGACCTTGCCGACCTCGAAACTGACAGCTTGCTCCAGTGCAATGTCCTGTTCCTTGAAGACGTGCGCGGTCGTGTCCAGCACCTGGTCGCCGTCGTCGCCCATGAGATACAGGCTGATGAGCAGCTTCAGCTCCCCGAAGCGCGGCGTCCCGCGTGGCGTCCGGCGCGTCTCGTCGGCGGCTTGCGTCTGCCGCTCAATCCTGAAGACCCGGTTCTCAGCCGCATCCAGGCGCTGCGCCAGCTCTTCGTTCGTCGGCGCGGGCTTAATCGGGTCGGGCGTCTCTCCACTGCCCCCACCGCTGTCCCCGCCACCCGTATTGGACACGAACACGACCGGCACGGGCGGCGGGTACGCGGCGATCGCGGTCACGAGGAACGGGCAGCGCACCTTCACCTTCTGGTTCCGCCGCACGTCGGTGTCCTTCGGCGTCGAGAAAGTCCAGTTGCCCACGTCGCTCACCGTCTCGGTCTTCGTACTGTCCTTCTCGGCGTACATGCGCTCCACGCCATCGGCTTCGATCAGGTCGCTGAAGTAGTGCGTGACCTCGCCGGTCGTCACGGGCGAGGAGTAGCCGCCCACCCGCGTCACCGGCACGCCCGTCTCTTCCTTCGTGATGATGGCAGGGTCGGCCTTCGCGCTGGCCGTGCGCCGCAGCGCGTAGGGCGGGCAATCGCGCTTGTATGCGTACTTGCGCCAGCCGTCGCCAGGGTCGAACACCGCGTCAGTCACGGCATCCGGGTAGGCCGGGCCGATGTAACGCACCTCGTAAGTCTCGTCTGCGCCAACGCTACCCCCACCGCCTGGCACCTCAGCCACTTCGGTGCCGTCAGGTCGGATGCCGATGTCAGCCTCGGGCATAGACCCCAACTCGCGTTCAAGTGCGGCAGAGAGGGTCTCAAAGGGTCCGGCCTGTACCCCGGCGAGGCTCTCCCCCAGCCCGCCCAGCCGGGGCCGGTGAGGGGCCATCAGGCTGATCTGCGCGAGTTGGCCGTCGGCGTCGCTGATGCCGTCAGGAATGCCCTGGAACACCTGCCAGCCTCCCAGGCGAAACTCCCAGTTGGCCGCTCGCCCCCCGGCATAAGTGTTGACAGGCCGAATGGTGGCGCTCTGACAGGTGCCTGCGCCCCCATACGTGAACTCGGCGCTGATGATCTCGTCGCTGCTCGGCGCTCCCCAGCCGAGGGCGGTCAGCATCATTCCTGTTGTGTCCCGAATTTGCATTTCTACCCCCTTACAAGCCGCGCAGGGCGCGAGTATCGGGCCGCAGTTCGGCGCCGCTGAGCAGACGTTCCAGGCGGTCCACCTGCGCCCCGAACACCCCGGCGCCGCGTTCGAGCGCCACACCGCCGTTCTCGATTCGGGGCGCCGCCCGCTCGACCACGGTGGCGAGCGTGCCCAGTACGTCGAAATTCATGGAAGCTGTGACGTTGGGCATGTCGACTTTCACTGTGCGGGTGGTGTCCTGTGGTGCCGTGGTCGTGGGGCCGGACGACGCCTCGGGCTTTACGGCGGTGCCCAGCATCCCGAACTCCTGAGCAATGGGCGCGAGGACATCGTTGTAGAACCGCTCAGCCTCGCCACTCGCCGCCTGGATGGCTGTGCGAAGTGCCGCTGTATCCCCGGTTCGCAGGTAAGAGTCGATGGCCGGGCCGATGATCCTGGCGATGATGGCCCGGTTGATGAACGACTCCATCAGCCCGTCCAGAACCGCTTTCCCCACCGAGGACTTGAGCGACTTCTCGAACAGCGAAAAATCGTTCTGGGCCAGTGCCTGGGTGAACCCGTCCTTCATCCCGTTGATCCAGCCACCCTCCAGCGCGAGCGCGATGTCCCGTTTGAGGGTGTCGATCTGCTCGGTGTAGTGGGTCGTCTCCCAGAACAGGAAGCCGGTCGTGTAGCTCCCCGTGGTCCGGCTGCCGTAGTTGTCGCCCGCAGTCCCCTGCGCGAATTTGAACTGCTCGTTGTATTCGCGGGTGGCCTTGGCGGCTTCTTCGGCGGCCTTCTTGTTTCGGTTCCACCAGTTCAAGACGGTCGTGAAGAACTGGATGGCCGCGCCGATGTAATCCCCTTTCGCAATCGCCATGCCGAAATTCGTGATGTCGCTGACCATGCTGCCGAGGTCAGAGGCCCACTGTCCGGCCACCTCACTCGACGCCCCGCCCAGCGCTTCCATCGCGCCGGTAACAACAGGAATGAGGTTTTTCGCGTAGGTGGACCATTTGTTGATCGACTTTTCCAGGCCCTGCTGCTTTTCGGTCTGCTCTTGCAGGCGGGTGTAGGAGGCGATCAGCTTGTCGAGTTCCGCCGCCACGACCCCCGGCTTGCCCCGCAGGGCTTCCAGGGCGGCCAGCTCGGCGGCGAAGGGCCGCGCACCCCCGGCCTGAATCTCGGTGAGCTTCTGGCGGGCGGCGGCGAGCGTCTCGGTGTTCTTGGCGGCCTCAGTGGTACGGCGGCTCTGCTCGGCCAGAATTGCCGTGAAATCCTCGGCGTTCTGGGTCGAGGACGCCGTCTCCAGCATCAGCACGAGCTGAGCGTCGCTCATGCCCTTGAGGCTTTCGGCGTACCCGTCACGGTCGAGCTTCCCGATAACCGCGTTCCAGCTTGCTTGGGCCCTGGCCGCGTCGTCGGTGCGCCGCTTCATTTCAGCCAGCACAGCGTTGAACCCGTCGAGGTTCTCGGCGGCGGTGGCCGAGGCCAGGGCACTCTGAAGTTCCTCGTCGCTCAGGTCCCGCAGGCTGTCCACCCACGTGCCGCGCTCGATCTTCTCCAGGTTCTGGACCCAGGCTTCGTGCTTCTTGCTGGCATCGTCAACCCGGCGTCCCTGCTCGGCCAGCACCGCGTTGTACTCCGCGATGTTGCCCGCAGCCGCCGCCATGCCCAGCATCACGTCCAGCTCGGCGTCGCTCATATTCTTGAGGCCCGCCGTCCAGCGCGAGAAATTGAGCTTGTTGACGTTGTCGTTCCAGGCGTCCTGGCTCTTGGTGGCCTCGTCCGTGCGCCGGGCGAGTTCGGCCAGAACTGTGTTGTAGCGGGCAACGTTCTGCTCGGCGACGGCAGCGCTGAGGGCAGCCTGCAACTGCGATTCGTCGAGGTCCCGCAGGCCCTTGACCCAGTTGCCCTCTCCAATCTTGTCGAGGTTGTCGAGCCAGGCATCCTGCTTTTTGCCCGATTCGTCCAGGCGCCGGAGCATCTCGGTCAGGACCGCGTTGTAGCGGCCCACGTTCTGCTCAGCCTCAGCGGTTGCCAGTGCCGAGAGCAGCTGCTCGTCGGTGAAGTCGTGCAGGCCCTTGGTCCAGTTGCCCTCGCTGAGTTTGACCAGGTTGTCCGCCCATGCCTCGGTCTTTTTGGTGACCTCGTCGGTGCGGCGTCCCTGCTCGGCCAGGACGGCGTTGTACTCGCCCACGTTCTGCCCTGCCTCGGCAGAGGCGAGCGCGGCGGCCAGCTGCTCGCTGGTCATGTCCCGCAGGCTCTTGACCCAGGTGCCCTGCTGAACCCGGTCGAGGTTGTCGAGCCAGCTGCGCTGTGCCTTCTCCACCTCGTCGGTGCGGCGCCGCTGCTCTGCCAGGACCGCGTTGTAGTGAGAGACGTTCTCCCCTGCCTGTGCTGTCGCCAGTGCCGAGGCCAGCTGAGCGTCGGTCATGTCCCGCAGGCTGCTGACCCACCCGCTTTCGCTGAGCTTGTCCAGGTTGTCGGCCCAGGACTCGTGCTTCTTGCTCGCCTCATCGGTGCGGCGGGTCTGCTCTGCCAGGACCGCGTTGTACCGGGAGACGTTGTGCTCAGCCTCAGCGCTGCTCAGGGCGGCTGCCAGTTGGGCATCGTTGAGGTCCCGCAGGCCCTTGACCCAGTCCGACTCGGCCAGGCGGTCGAGGTTGTCGCCCCACGCTTCCTGTGCCCGGCTGGCCTCGTCGGTGCGGCGCTTCAGCTCGCCCATCACGTCGCCGTAACGTTGCTGGTTTCCAGCAGCTTCCAGCGAGGCGGCAGAGGCCCGTAGCTCCTCGTCGGTCAGGCCCTTGAGCCCTTCCTTCCAGGCATCGTACTCACGCCCTTCAGCGATGGCCTTGCGCCCCTGGGTAGCGGCTTCGGCTTCCCGGCGCGAGGCTTCAGCGGCCTTCTCCTGGGCGTCGGCAGCGGCGTCAGTGCGGCGCTTCTGCTCGGCCCGGATCAGGTTGTACTTCTCGATCTCGCCACCAGCGCGGGCGGTGGCGAGGGCACTGGCGAGTTGGGCATCAGTGGCCGAGCGCAGGCCGCGCACGTAGCGTTCCTGCGACTCACCCGCGACAATCTGGGCACGGTTGTCGGCCAGCTGCTGCTGCTGACGGCGGGTGGCCTCAGTCGCCTTATCCTCAGCGTCCCGGACAGCATCAGCACGGCGCTTTTGCTCGTCACGAATCGCGTTGTATTTTTCCACCTCGCCGCGACTGCGGGCAGTTTCCAGGGCCGAACGGAGTTGGGCATCAGTGGCCGAGCGCAGCCCAGCCAGATAGCGCTCTTGCGCCTCGCCAGCGGCAATCTGGGCACGGTTGTCCGCGACTTCTTCCCGGTGGCGCCGCGCCGCTTCCGTCGCCTTTTCCTGAGCAGCGGTAGCCGCGTCGGTGCGCCGGCGCTGTTCGTCGCGGATTGCGTTGTACCGCTCCATTTCGCCCCGGCTCCGGGCGGTTTCGAGCGCCGAGCGGAGCTGAGCGTCGGTGGCTGAACGCAGTCCGAGAACATAGCGTTCTTGTGCCTCGTTGGCAGCGATTTGGGAACGGGTGTCCGCCACCTGTTCCTGGTGCCGGCGCACCGAGTCGGTGGCCTTGTTCTGGGCAGCGGTGGCCGCGTCGGTGCGGCGGCGCTGCTCGTCACGAATCGCGTTGTATTTCTCGGTTTCGCCCCTGGCTCTGGCCGTTTCGAGCGCCGAGGCCAGTTGCGCCGAGGTGGCCGAGCGCAGGCTCCCCACGTACTGCTCCATCGCCTCGCCGCGCTCGATCTGTTGACGGTTGCGGGTCAGCTCGTCGGCGAGACCCTTGGCTGATGCCTGAGCGCCGCTGCTCTTGCTCTTGACCGCGTCCAGCTCGCTCGTCACGGTCTGGAGCGCCTTGAGCCAGGCAACATAGGCAGGGGTGCCCTCCTGCACTGTCTTGAGCTTGCTGCGCAGCTGCGCGGCGGCCTGCTCCAGCGTGCGGGTGTAGGTGGTGAGGTCCACGTTGCCCACCGACCGTTCCAGCTTCAGGTCGCTGAACGAATCCAGAAACGCTTTGGCTGTCGCTTCGGCGGCCTTGCGAACGCTCGGCACCTCAGATTCCAGGCCCATCACGAAGCCCTGACCCGTGAACTCGCCCAGCTCTTTCATCACGCGGGAGGGTGACTGGATGTTGAGGACACCCTTGACACCCTCAATGACCTTGCTGCCCAGGTTGCGGGCGGCGGCGAGCACCAGGCGCGGCCCGGCCAGGATGCCGTTTACCAGGCCCTGCACGATGTCGAGGCCCACGCCTTTCATGTCCACACCGCGCAGGTAGGACATGGCCCCATTGATAGCGTTCTCGACGATGCCCTTGATCTGGTTCCACGTCTTGTGCGCCCAGGAGACGACCTCATCCCAGTTGCGGTAGAGCGCCACGCCCGCACCGACCAGGAGGCCAATGGCCGCGATCGCCAGACCGATGGGACCCGTCAGGAAGGCGATGGCCGCGCGGAGGGCCACACTTGCGGTGGTGGCCGCTGTGGTGGCAACCGTCCAGGCGGCTTTGGCGACGGTCACCGCCACGACTCCGGCGCGGTACAGCCCGAACGCAGCAGCACCAGCCCCCACAGCAGCTGTCAGCGGAATCAGGACTTCCTTGTTCCGTTCGATGAAGCTGCTGAGCTTCTGCACCGTGACCACGGTGGTTTCAATGGCAGGCTTGACCGAGTTGTAGACGTTGACGGCAGTGGCCCCGAACTGTTTGGCCGTCTCGATCCCGCTCTTGATCATGCCAGGGAGCTTTTGACCCACCTGGTCGAACGCCTTGGTCAGGTAGGGCACCGCCTCGTTTGCCATGCCGAGCAGTTCTTTGCCCACCGGCAGCAGGGCGACCTGCACCTTGCGCCACATGCCCTCAGCGAGGCTGCCAAAGTTGTTGTACTTGGCATTCAGGGCGTCGGTGGCCCCTTGCAGGTCTTTGAGCTTGGTTTTGGTCAGGTCGATTCCGGCCAGCCCCGCCGCCATGTCCTCACCAGCCCCACCGAATACGGCGGCGCTGATGCGGGTCTTGTCGGCCACTCCCTTGACCTCGTTCAGCTTCTTGGTGACCAGCTCGAAGGCTTCGGCGGTGGTCATCTTGCCGCTGTTGATGTCGGCCACGATCTTGCTGTGGCTCAGGCCCAACTCGGCGTAGGTCTCGGTGCTGGCGTCGGAAACATCCGTTACGGTCAGTCCGAATTCTTTGAAGGCGTCCGCGATTTTATCCGTCCCCAACGCGCCTTTCTGCGCCCCGGTTTCGAGCATCGAGAACAGTTGGTCAGCCCCGATCTTGGATTTCTCGAACTGCGGACCGTACTCCATGAGCGTGTCCAGGAAGTCCCCGGAGGTGTTCAGCCCACGCTGGAAGCCCGCCGCGATGAAGTCGGTGGCTTCCTTGGCGCCGACGCCAGTCGCCTGCATGACGGCCTGCACCGACGCGGCCACGCGCTGTTGCTCCTCGTCGAAGTTTTCCGCGATGGCAACAGTGGCTCCAGTGACTCCGGCCAGTTCCTCATCGGTCAGGCCCTTGACCTCCCGGCGCACATTGGCGACGGCCTCCCCGGCCTCAGAGAGGCTGCCGGTCCAGTTGTCGCCAAAGACCTGCTCGGCGACGGTTCCCAGCTTTTCGGCTTCCTCTCGGGACGCGCCCAGCTTGGCCTGGAAGTCGTTGACGTTCTGCGCCGCTTCCTGTGCCAGCCCCACGGTGCTGCCCACGACGGCAGTCACCGCTCCCGTCAGGGCCAGGAGGCCGCCAGCGGCGATGGTCAACCCGGCGCTGAATTTGTCGCCGAAGCCGGAGCCTGCCCGCTCACCTGCGTCACCGGCACCAGATTCGACCTCGGCTAAACGGCGCTCGAATTCATCGAACCGCCCGACGAGATCGACGTAAACTTCTGCGGCCTGTCCGCCCGTGCCTCCACCTGATGCCATAGTTCACCCCCTTGCCGCCGCCCGCATTTCGCGCAGCCGCACGGCCTTCTGTGCCCAGCGGGGCAGCTTGCCTGCCTTGTGCAGTGCCAGTAGTTCCCGTGCCGCGGCACCTGGGACGCGGTGCTGCAGCTCAGGCAGGTTGTAGTCCGACATGAACGCCACGAGGGCGTCCCGACTGATCTGTTGCTCTGCCGTGAGGCGTCCGTTCTTGGGCGATTCCGGCGGCTCGGCCAGACCTTTGCGGGCCTCCTCAGGCAACTTGTAGAAGTGATATTCCCGCATCGCCCGGTCCCGCAGGTAGAAGACCGTGGACAATTCCACGTCCAAGTCCTCGATGTCTTCTTTGGTCAGGTGGTCCCATTCCCAGGGACGAACGCCGTAGAAGGCGGCGAAGACGGCCTTGAGGTAGCTGCGAGGGCGTCGAGCGTCCTTGGGGTGAGTCGGGCCGCTGTCGCCTGGACGGCCCGCTCCAGGGCTTTTCCCTCGGGAATGACCCCGTTGACATAGGCGTACTGAAGCTGGTTCAGGGCGGTCTGGTCGGCGTCCTCCAGCACTTCACGCACGATCCGCCGGTCGGTGCCCTCGTCCATGCGGGTGAGCAGCAGGTCGGCGAGCAATTCGCGCAGGTCATCCTCGGACTTGCACTTGCCCAGCGCGGCCTGGAACTTCTTGCGCTCACGCCCGGTGGCCGAACGGAGGTGCAGCACCAGGTGCTCCGGCGCCTCGATCTGCTGCTCTTGCAGGGCCTCGCGGGCCTCTTCGGTGATCGGGTAAGGGGTGGGCGTGCCCCGGCTGCCCCATTGCAGTTCAGCGGTCATAAACCTCCAGCCAGACCCGCGCTGTGTTTGCCCCTCGCTTGAGGTGCAGCGCGTCCTTGGGTAGCTCCAAAACGAGCTTTTCTTTTGTTTCGGTGTCTTGAAATGTCCAGCGCCGCCGGGTCAAGCCGGCCTGCACAACCAGCAGCCCCGCATACAGGCGCCCACCATCGCGGTGGGCACCCGTGATCAGGGCCACTGGCTCGCCATTGCGGCGGGCCAGGGCGAAGAGAGGCACGTTCAGGCGCCGGGGGCGCTGGGGGCGTCGGGAGCGGCCTGATGCGGCCCCTTCAGCTCGCCGGAGATGCCCGCCGTGAAGCTGTAGGTGGTGGCGTTGTCCGAGGGGCTGGGCAGCGCCGCGTTCGTCAGGGAGGCGAAGCCGCCTTCCCATTCGGCAGCGGGGGCCTCCTCGTCGAACGCCCGCTCCAGGTAAATCTGGTCCCCGTTCAGGATCGCCTTGCGGAGGCGGTAGACGGGTTCGCGCAGCGCCTTGTCCTGGGGCAGGTCCCCGCTGACGGTGAACGTCACCGTGGCGCCGGTGCCACGAGTCGCCGTGCCGCCGTTGGTCTTGTAGTACTTCTTGGTGACGCTCGACGCCGAGATGGGGGCGTCGCTGGTGGTCACGTTGGGAAGCGAGAAAAACGCGGCGGTGGCCGGACGCGCGGACGTGCCTTTGGGCACGATGGCGAAGCGGACGGCGTTGTTGTCTCCAATATGGAAGTCAGACATGGTTATCTCCGGTAGTCGGCTCTCCAGCCGAACTGCTTGGTGTCGGGGTCGCTGAGTTGCCCGCCGCCGTCCGGTCTGTACCGGAGGCCCACGAGCCGCTCCCTGGCCTGCTGGTGCAGGCTGATGGCCGCGTCCAGGCTGTTCGCCCAGACACTGACCTGAATGCGGGTGAGGGCGGACGCCGAGCCGTAGCGGGCGCGGTCGGTCCAGCCGATGAGGTCCAGGCGGATGAGGGGAGTTTCGTCGTCAGGTAACGACTGGTCCGGCAGGTAGACCCGTTCGGTCAGTTCCAGCAGCGCCGCATAAGCATCAGCCAGCACGTCGTAAGGCCCGCTCACGGCGCACCACGCTCACGCTCTTTGTCTGCTGCCGGGCGCAGGAACGGGCGGGGGGCCATGCGCCGTGTGCCGAACTCCAGGTGCAGGGCGTAGTCCACGTTTGTCCCCACCCGCCAGTTCATCGGGCTGATCCGCAACGCGGTGATGGACTGCCGGAGTCGGCCCGTATTGACCGCTGGAGACTCGCCGGGGGCACTGGCCTGGTGGGTGCTGTGGGGCGCGGTGCGGTGGCCCGTGCGGTAGGTGCGGCCTGTGCCGGGGCGGGAGAGTTCCTCGACAATGCCATTTCGCAGGCGCTGCGCCCGATTGGCGAGTTCCTGCTGAAGCACGTCTATTCCCGCTTCTCGAACACTGCTGAAGTCGGCTGGCACTAGTTCACTCTCCAAATGGAAAACTGCCCATCTCTGGGCAGGACACGCGGCATCCGATTCGAACGGATGGTCATGTGGAGTATTGAGCCGTTCCTCACTCCCATGACTCATAACGGCTATAGGTTTCAGCCTCTCACCCAACCGCGTCACAAGGATTTTAGCGGATTTCCTCCGCAATCACCTTGGTGTAGCTTGTCCGCACTTCGACCAGCGCGGCCTTCCATTCCCGGCCCCGGAACCGCAGGCGGTCCCCCGGCACGACCAGGACGCCCGCAGGCAGGCGCACCCGCCAGCGCTGCCCGGTGGCCGTCAGCCCCAGCTTCACGGCCTGCTCTGCACCCAGATTCGTCACCAGCGCCGTGTGCGTCTCACCAGGCGTGTAGGTCGGTGGACTGACCTCGCCGCCCAGCCGCCCCTTCTGCCCAGGCACCTGCACCAGCAGGGTCACGGCCTCGTCACGGAACTGAGGAAGCAGCATTACCAGCCGCCCCAGGTGATGGTGCTGTCCCAGGTGTCGGCGCTGACCGCCTCGGGTGGGATGCGTCCCGCTACCCACTCGGCATCCAGCTCGCGCAGGTTTTCCACTGTCGCGGTCAGGTCGCCGTACTGCTCGGACACGTCGCCCTCAACACGAGCGGTCACGCGGGGGCGCAGCAGGTAGGCGATCGCCGTTTTGTAGGGGCGGTAGAACATCTGCTGCACGCCCTCTACCGGGCGCACGGCGCCGTCGTCAGTGAGCTGCGCCTGCCACTGCTCCGGCGTCCAGCCGCCCGCGTCTCCGACCTGCCGCTGGGCGAGGGCGATGCACGCAGGGGCGTCACGCGGATTGGTTTGGCCGGCCATCAGTCGGGCTTCTGCGCCGCTTCGGCTTCGAGGGCTTCAGTCAACAGCGCCTGGAGCTTCTTGTAGCCGGTGTTGGGCTGGTACTTGATTTCGCGCTTGTCGAGTTCCATCTTGACCGCCGTTTCCGGGTTGATGGTTTCTTCCAGCTCCCGGTTCTTGCGGGCGTCCGGCAGGAAGCGGCCCGACGCCTCGAACACCTGCCCGCTGTCGCGGTGGCGGAACCAGGCGCTGTCTTGTTTCTCATCGCTCATGAGCACCTCAGGGAACGAAAAAAGCCCCCCGGTCAGGGAGGCTCAGTCGGTCCAGGGGGAAAATTACTTGCTGATCTGGCCCTTGTTGAAGGTGCCGACGGCGAAGCCCTTGGGCTGAAGGTTCTTGGCGCCGTAGACGTGCAGGCCCTTGACGCCGGTGCCGAACTTGCGCTCGGGGCGGTAGGTTTCAGTCTTCACGATCTGGTCGGCGAAGGTGATGTAGTCCTTGCCCATCATGATCTTGTACTTCTCGCCGCCCACGTTGGGCACGTTATTGGACTGGTAGATGGTCACGCCGTCGAGCTGCCCGGCCATACCGTCGAGGGCGATCTTGTCGCCCAGGCCGCTGCCCCGGTCCCCGAACTGCGCCTTCAGGGCGCGAATGAACCAGGGCGGCAGCACCACGCGGCGATCCACGGTGGGGATGTTGGCCTCGTCGAGCTTCTGAGTCAGGTCGAGGAAAGCGTCGTAGGGCTTGGTCTGCCCGCCTGCGAAACCGACCACGACGGGCGTGGCGTCGGTGCCGACGAGGTTGGCGGCATCGACGGCGCTGTGGAAACCCGCCACGTAAAGGTCACGCACGTCGCTCATGGCCTGAGCAGCACGCTTGGAGCCTTCGTCCACCAGGCGGATGATGCTCTGCTGCGCTTCCACATCGTCCACGACGAAGTTGAAGTATTTCTTCTGGTCGATGACCAGTTCGAGCGCGGCGTCGTTGAGCCCTTCGGGGTCGTTCAGGGTGCCGGTGTAGTCGCTGATGCTCACGTCACCGACCTGGAGGATGCGGACGCTGGTGCCCGCGTCCTTGATTTCGCCTTCGTAGTTGCGATTGGTGAAGGCCGCGCCGTAGACGAAGGTCTTGTCCAGATGGGCCAGCAGGCGGGCCGACCAGATTTTGGGATTGCTGAGTAGGGTCACGGTGACACCTCGGAGAGAGGGGGCTTAGGGCCGGAGGCTTACTTGGCGGGCGTGAGCGCCGCGTCGAAGGCCGCGTTGATGTCGGCCAGTGATCCGCCCTGAACGGCGCGGTCGAGCGACGTGGCGCCCGCCGCCGTGCGCTGGCTGCCGCCGCCGCCGTCGGGCGCGGTGGGCGTGGTGATGCCCGCCGGGGCGAGTGACGGGAAATCGGTGTAGAGCGCGTCGGTCTTCAACGTGCCGTCGGCGTTCAGGTGCTTTTCAGGGTCGAGCACTCGCAGGGCGAGCTGCACGTCGCTGACCTTGCCGTCGAGCAGCTTGGTGCGCTCGGCAGTGGTGTCGCGTTCCTCGAACGTGCTGACTTTGGTCTTCAGCGTCTCGTTCTCGGCCTTCATGGCGTCGAGCTGCTGCTGCAACTCGGCTTCTTTGCTGCTGTTCACTTTGACCTCCAGGTCAGTGACCTGCCCCTTGAGCTGGTCGCGTTCGGTCGTGACCGTCTGCAACTCCGCCGCGAGGCGGGCGTTCTCGCGGGCGAGGGCCAGCGTTTCCGTCGGCTGGAAAGCCGGGGCATTGCTGGGTGCAGGAGCGGGGGGCGGGGTGGTGTTCTCGGGTGCCGTCATGGGTTCCTCCAGAAATGACAACGGGAGGCGTTTTAAGCCCCCTCGTCTGGTCTGACCGCAGTGCTATAGCCCCCCGGCCTCCGCTGAGGCTCAGAGAGGCCCAACGTTCGCTTGTTGGGGCGTGGGCGGCAAACACTTGACCCCCGCTTCGCAGGTCGGCGGGGGTCAGAGCGCGTGAGAAAAATCCGCCCGCGTGTTACCGGGGCCTGCCACACAGCGGGACGCCAGCACACTACCGGGGAGGTAGCGGCTGGCGTGTGCAGGGCTGCAACGAGGTTATTTGCTGCGTTTGAACAGGTAGGTCGTCATCTTAGTGGGTGGTGTCTGCTCCATGTTGGTGCTGACCAGTTCCCAGCCCCTCTTGCCGACACAGTTGAAAAAATCGCTGTTGTTGACAATCTTCAGGCTGCCACAGTTGGCCTTCGCCCCCAGCTCGTCACGGGTTTTGCCGGTCGCACTGGCTCCCATCCCGTCTTTGTCAGGCGAAATCCAGAAGTACATTTGTGGCGTACTGGTCGAGATGACGGTTAACTCGGCGTACTCCCAGGTCGTGGCCGCATTAGCCACGCCTGAAAGGAGCAGCGCTCCCAACAGGATTTTTCTCACCTGCCAATTCTACTCACCCGGAATCACAGCCAGGGCCACGCACCGGCAGTTGATCGGCTCGCCGGGGTGCCCGTCCGGCGGCGGGTCGTCCCAGGAAAAGCGCTTGCCGTCCCGCTTGGCGTGCTCGGGCCGCACGCGGCGGTCCTTGGCGCTGCGCCAGATGTACTCCGCGCAGCCCGCCTGCGCCTGGCTCTTCTGCGTGGCGTAGGCCGCCGCGTTGCCCACCTCGTTGCGGGCAATCAACGAGGCCCGTGAGCGGCTGACCCCCACCCGGTCCTGGATGCGCTTGCTCATCTGGTCGATGCCCTGACCGCGTTTCAGTCCATCCACAAGCGCGTCGTGGATTTCCTGCCGAAAGCGGGCCGGCTCGTTGCCCCAGAACTCGCGCATCCGCCGCTCGGCATCGTCCATCCATTCGAGTTGCAGCGTGGGCGGCACGGTGAAGGCGCTGGTGACCGTCTGCGAGGCGGCGAACATCTCCGCCGTGCCGGTGATGCCGGACTCGACCGCACTCCGCACGGCCTGCACCAACCCGGCGGGCGGCTCGGCCAGCTCCGCCGCCACGTCGTCGAAGATGCCGAGCAGCTCGTCGGCGTACCCCAGCCGAGCCAGTGGACTGTCCAGTTCGGTGGCCGCCCGGAGCACCTCGATCAGCTCGGCCAGGTTCAGGTCCTCGTACAGGTACTGCACCACAGCGAGACCCCGCGCCTCCAGGTCGTCGCCCCGCTTGCCCAGCTCGCGGATGATGCGGTCAATCACGGCGTCGGTCATGCGCCGTCAGGCCGGGGCAGGGTGCCCGCCTCTTCCTGCGCCAGGGCCGCGTTGATGTGAGCTTCGGTGACTTCGGTGACCCCGAGGTTCTGAAGGCCAGACAGCCACGCCGAGAGCGGCAGGCCCGCCTTGTAATCCTCGCGCAGGGCGACACGGGCGGACTCCACATCGCGGGTGAAGTGAGGCTTCAGGGTCACCCGCCAGCCTGAGCGCAGTTCAGCCGGGCGCATGGCCGCCGCCAGCTCGTGGGCCTCGGTCAGCGCGTCGGCCACGCTGTTGCCCAGGCTGGTGGTCGTCTCGGTGTAGGACTCGCGCTTTTCGGCCAGGGCTTCACCGCTCAGGTCGGCCCCGTCCACGTCGGGCATGTAGAGCGCCCCACGCACGTCGGCCTTGGCGTCCCGCTCCTGCTCACGGTATTCAGCCAGCTTGACGGGTTCCAGGCGGTCGTAGCTGCCGCCGGAGTCCATGACGCGGACCTTGTTCGGCCCCACCTGCTTTAGCTCGCTCAGCAGCGGGTTGTGGGGATCGCTCTTGGCGATTTGGAACAGTTGGTCACTCTTGGCGACCCGTTCCTCAAAGCCCCCCCGGTGGGCGATGAAGGCGAGCAGCACCGTCGCCTTCACGTACCGCCGGAAAGCGGGCAACGCGGTCATGGCGAGGCCCTCGGGTTCGCGGTTGGCGTCCCGGCCCACCACGCGGAAAGCGATGGGGAGCCGGTCAGGACAGTGCGGCTGTGGGAACTCTTCGCGCTGCCCGGTGGCGTACTTCTGCCAGTCTTCCAGGCCCTTGAAGACTTCCATCATGCCAGAGCTGAAGCGGCGCACCTGAAAGAGCGTCTTGCCGTCTACCACATAGCTGGTGACTTGCAAGACGGCCTGCACCTCGCTCGCGTCTCCGGCCTCATAGATGGGCCACAGGAACCCGGTCAAGGTATTCAGGCGCAGCCGGTTGTCCGGGCCGATGTAAGGAAAATAGGCGAACTTGCCTGTGACCAGAGCGTCGGTGGTGGCGTCCTGCACCAGGTCCCGGCCTGCAATGTTCAGCAGTACACCAGGATTGAGGTCAGGCGGGTCGTTCTCCCCGTCCCATTCCCAGTTCAGCGTGCCCCGCGTCAGCGCCCGCACGTAGCGGTTGACCCCTTGCTGAAGATGGTTCACCACGTCCTTGTTGGCGGTCAGCAGCTGACCGTCCACACCGGGGAAGAGTTCGCCGATCATCTGTTCCAGGCCCAAGCCGCTGATGGCGTTGCGGGCGTCCACCTCGTTCTGGCGAATGCCCGCAATCTGCGCCAGCTGGCCCGTGATGAGGGCCGTCAGAATGTTTAGGTCCATAGTTTGGCCCCCTTCAGAGCGTGATGATGCCGCCGCCTACGACGCGGGTACTCGCCCGCCGTCCCAGCGCCGCCGCCCAGAAGCGGTCAGCGTGGCCGTCCGCGTCCCGCTCGCCCTTGAACAGCACGTTGCCACTGGGTGACACGGTGCGCCGAATTTTCTTGAAGTCGGCCCGGACCACCGCTGTCCCTGGCAGGCGCAGGCTGCTGTCTTCCAGCGCGTTCTTGAAGCCCACGGCGAGGTCTTTCTTTTCCTTCTCGTTGAACGTCACCTTCGTGACCTTCTCGGAGCCGAAATCTTCCTCGGCGTCTTCGGCCAGTTGCGCCCCCAGGCCCGTTTCGTCCATCTCGGCGTGGGTGGTCATGGGCAGCAGATGCTCCAGCCAGCGAAACTGATAACGGAACTTGACGATGTGCAGCTCGACAACGGCCCGAGTCCAGAGCGTGTCTCCCACCTTTTCCCACACCCACAGCACCGTCAGGTCGCGTTTGCGCCCGATGTCCACGCCCAGGTAGAGCTGACCGCCTGCCCGCTTGAATTGCAGGGCAGGGCGGTAGTCGGGCAGGGGAATGTCGTGAATCTCGCTGCCCAGAATCACGATGGGGTCGGGCACCTCAGCCGCGACATTGGCATCGAACAGCGCGTGGCTGATGTAGGCCGCCGTCCCGTCCAGGGGGTTGCACATGAATTCCTGCTGGAACGTCTCGTCGTCGCCTGCAATGGCCCGACACTCGGCCAGGAACGCTTCCACCTCGGCAGCGGTGGCCGGACGGTCCAGGTTCATGATGCGCTCGACCAGTCCGTCACGGATGGCGTCCACGATGGTCACCGAGTGCAGCGTCCACTTGCTGTCCGCCTGCTGCGCCTCCTGCACCATCTGGTAGAAGCGGCAGTCCTTGCCGTTGTGCGAGGAAAAGACCCGAATGGGGTAGCCCCACAGCACCGACGGCGCGGCGGCCCGCCAGAGTTCATCAGCGTCTTCGTGGAAGGCGAACTCGTCAAGCACGACCTTGCCCCCCTTGGACCGGAAGCCCTTGGGGTTGCTCGACAGCGCGGTGATGCGCTTGCCGTTGGCGAAGGCCACCACGAAGGCTTTGATGGCACTCTCGCCTGAGCCTTCGAGCACCACTTCGCCCAGGTCGGTGGCGACCACGTTCAGAATCCGTGCCCACATCTGAACGTAGCGGATGTACTCACGGGCGGCGGTCAGGTCAGCCGAGCTGAACCACACGTCCATGCCGCCTTCCTTGGCCGCGTCCCGCACGTCCTCGTAAGCCTGGGTGTAGGTCCAGCCGATGCGCCGCGACTTCTCGGCAATCTTCAGGCGGCTGTCGTCGTTGAGCCACGCCACCTGATAGGCGAGGAAGTAGCCCCGCTGAGCCGCGCTCACCGCTTCACGCCCAGCAGCTCGTCCATCATGCGGATGGTGTCTTCAGACACGCCATTGGTCCTGAGTTTGCCCTTGGCCTCTTCGAGCTTCTCCTTGCTGAAGGCGACTTCCTGCTTCTTGACTTTGAGCAGCACTTCGATGCCCCTCACGACGGTGCCCAGCCACTTCCCATCATCTGCGAGTTCCTGCTCCCCCAGCTTCCGCATGGCCTTGTTGGTCAGCATGTTCAGGAAGGCCGTCTCCATCCCGAGGGTCTGCCCCGTTGCCTGGGCAATCGCCTCGACCTGGCGCTGCGCTTCAATGGCCCCCAGCACGTCCGGCATTAGGTGGTCGGACTTGTGACGGCTCAGGCCCGCCTTGCTGATGACCAGGCCGTGCGCCGCTGCCCAGTCGATGATCTGGTCGTAGCTGTAGCGCTCGCCGTCGTCGTCGGTCTCCTTGCCCATCAGCCGCAGGTCGATGTCCTGGCGCAGTTGCGAGCTGCACACCTTGCACTTGGGCCGGAGCAGGGCGCTGTAGTCGTATTGGTCGGACACGTCGCCCCTCCTACCGTTTGTGGGGGGCCGTGTCCGGCGTCCCCTCCTGCAACTGGTCCACCTGCTGCGCGGCCTGCTCGATCTGCTGCGCCTGTTCGTTCGACTGCCGGACGAGTTCGACGATCAGCGAGCGGTTGGAGTTGGCCGTGCTCACGGCGTACCCGGCGAGCAGCAGCGCCACGCAGGCCAGGACCACCACCGAGACGAACATGGCGAGGATATTGACGTTCTGCTTTTCGGCGTGTCGCAACTCGCTTTTCACCTCGCCAAACTCGCGTTCGACGGTGGCGCACAGCCCGTTGAGGCGGCTGACCACGTCTCTGAATTCGCGCTCCATCGGTTCATCGCCGGGGCTGGAGCAGGATGCCGGGTTCGCGCTTTCTGGCATTTTTGTCCTCGTACAGGTCGATGCCCTTCTGGGTCAGGGTCACCGACTCGAACCGGGTGTGGTCGTCCATCGCCCAGTCCACCTCGATGTACCCGGCCCCTTCCAGCCATTGCAGGCTGTTGATCGTCATGGCGTCGGGCGGCAGCAGGCCGTTGGCCCCCAGGCCGTCGATCATCAGCCGGTTGGCGGTGCGGGGCGTGGCCGGGTCGCACAGGCCCTTGTCCTGAAGGATGTAAAGGTGGGTGAGCAGGGTGCCCCGCGCCATGCGGCGGGCGTATTGCTGTTCCTGATTGGTCATGTCGGCTCCAAAAAAGGGGGGCTGCCACAGCCGCCCCCCTTGCGATGATTGTTTATTCCGCGTTCAGCACACGTTCGATAAGGTCACTCAGCAGGCGGATCAGCTCGACAGCAACCTCTTGCTTGTTGGAGGCGTTGGCGACGAGGAACTGGATAGCGTCAACCGTGTCATCGACGGCATCAACGATGTGAACGGGGGTTTCGGACTGAGCAAACTTCGACATGTAAGGCTCCGAGGTGATGCACGCTGGCCAGGCGTCATCGGTGAATTAGGCACCTACCTCCAGAGTGCAATCTCCCGGGGTGACGAATCTGGAACTTCGCGATTTGGCACCCCCCCCACTGGGTGTATCCCCTTCTGCGTCATGTCGGTTTTCTTAGCCATCCCCGCTCAGCCAGCACCCGCCAGAGCTGCTCGGCCAGACCCTGATCGGTGAGCAGCCACTCGTCCCGCTGCACAGCCCAGCGCAGCCGCTGCGTCACCTCCGGCCCAAGCAGCAGCAGGGCGGCCTGGTAGTCCCGGTCGGTGACCTCGTACACGTCCCCGACGTTCAAGACCCGGATGGGCGCGGGTGAGTCACACTCCACGGCGCCCACCAGCTCGACCTGGGCGATACGCCAGCGGCTGGACCGCAGCGCCTGCATCAGCAGGACCGGCCAGTTGACACGGACCGGGCGACAGGCGGGCGGGTCAGCCAAAACAACTGGAGAAGCCTGTGGGGGCTCCTCCAGTCCTAGAACTCGTCGAACAGAGATGGATGGGAACTTTTTTCGGGCGGAAGGTACGGATTCAGTTGTGCTCTCTCCACCGTGATCGGCGGGCCGTCCTCTGGCAGATACGCTTCCAGCGACGTGCGGCGCTGGCGGTAGCGTTCGCAGTTCGGATTCACGCAAACCCTGTACCTCCTGTAGAAGAGAATCCCAGCCGCGTCCTCTCCCACGGTGCCGAGGGGAATCACGATGGTTTCCTCCTGGCAAACGTCACAGGGCAGCCCGGCCATCAGCGATCAGGTCCCCGTGTGACACGGCTGGATGCTGGCAGGCTACCGGGGAGACTCGCCCCGTCGCTTGCAGCACTGAAAACTGCGCTCTGATCAGGTTGTGCGGATGCCTGCACGGTAGCACGGGCCTGAGCGAGCGCCTCAGCGACGTGCGGCCCGGTGCCGAGGGTCCAGCCCCTGGGGTGCTGCACAGCGAGGTCAGTGCGGCTCAGGGCATCCACGATGCCGGACACGGCGCTTTCCTTCAGCCCAGTCGTGCGGGCGAGGCTGTAGACGCTCCTGGGGTTGCCACTCAGCGCCAACAGCACGGCGGCGCGGCGGGTGCCGGTGCGGGCGCTCACTTGACCACGCCCCAGGCCATCAGGTAGGCGATCAGCGCTGCCGTTCCAGGGTGTCGGCTCTCTCCCAGGCCAGCCCGACCACAGCAGGGGTTCTCCCACTCGTCGCTTTCGAAGGGCATCCGTTCGCCCAGCGTGACCGTGCAGCTGAAGACAGTTTCCAGGTACGGCTCGCCCTTCTCCGGGCGACGTACCCGCTGGAGGGTGGACAGGGTCAGTTTTCCCTCGGTTTCCTGCACCCGCCCAGTAATGACCATCAGCACCTTGCCGTCACCGTCTTCGAGAAACCCGCATCGGTAGGCCGGAATGATGCGCGGGGCGTACCCTTGCGCGTTCGCTTCCCAGCCCGGTGCGTATTGCACACCGTCATCGGCCAGTAGGACCCCGACTTGCCAGCGCCGGGTCGTGAAGCCGTCCGGCGTCTGCCTGAGCAACTCCAGAAGCTGGTCCAGATGAAACTCCGGTTCATCGTCCAGCGTGCTGAGGTCGAAGGCCACCATCACAGTCCCTCGAATCCGAACCGTTCTGCCCGGACCACCAGTTCGTTCATGCGGCCCACTTCCTTCTCTTCCAGCCCCCGCCCCGGCAGCAGCACCAGGTGGTGCAGGCCGTCGCCCGGCTTCATGCTGACGGTCACTTCCTGGTCGTGCAGGATGCCGCTCAGCATCGCCTTCATGCCGAGCCACTGTTCGATGACGCGGACCTGCGAGCGGCGGGCGGTCAGCTCGACCAGCTGGAAGTCGGCAGGCAGCCACAGCAGCAGCGTCAGTTCCTCCGAGCAGACGGGCGGCTCGCCGTTCTCGCCCCAGTCGGCAAAGCGGCACTCCTGGCAGGGGCCGTATTTGCTGCCGTCCACGCACTCGGGGCGGGGGTCGGGGTTCAGGCTGCTCGGCCACAGCACGCGGCCTTCACGCTGGGCGAGGACAACGGCGGTGATCTCGGTGAACTGCTCGCCGGTCAGGGTGTTGGTGAAGGT